ACGTTTTGTTTTGGTAAATGTACTATTTTATTTAACTCACCACCTTTAGATTCTATTACTTGAAATGAAAACTCTCCAAATACTTGAAAATCTGTTACTATTTTTCTTAGTTCTGCCGGTCTTAGTATAGTTTGTATCTTTCCCCATTGCTCAGCACCAAGTTTGCCACTATCCGTAGCCAATCCTTTACCATAAATAAGAGTTGTATAAGACTGATTTATTGAAGAGTTGGTAGCACTACCATTATTTCTATCTATAATGTACTGATAGTATTGGTTATTTCTTCCGTTCAATACCCAATCATTAGATTTATCCTCTACTAATTTAGGTCTTACGTAACTTGCTAAGTTTATTAATTTAATTTCATTCATAATTATTTCCAATTATATTTTGCAGCGGTTAAACTGTAATCTTGTGTAACTTGTGTAGTAGCTAATATAATCCCTCTGTATACCATTTCATCTGTTATATTGTCATTTATAGATATAGAGTAAGATGATTCGTCTGAGAAGGCATAACTAAATGATAGTTGTAACTTATTATCATTAGTAAATGAATGTAATACGGGAACTACATCAATAGTACCTTTAAAACTATTCTTTATTTTTAACTCTAATGTATTAGTAGGATAAAATCTTGGTGTTATTTTAACTACGTGATGTGCGTCATTTGGGTTTACTATCATAACTTCCTTTCTCTTTATTTAAGACGTTAAATATTGTTCTTTTGTTATTACAAAAAAAAAATCCCCTTACAATTAAGTAAAGGGATTTAAATTAATTAAGAGTGAATCTTATTAAGATACTACTGCTAAAAAAGCAGCTTGTGTAGTGTCATCTAATTGAGGCGCTAATTCTGATGTTGTTGAAACACCCGTTAAAGTGTATCCATTCATATCAGTTTTCGCTCCACCCGTAGTAGATACTACAGTAAAATCAATTCCATCATCAAGTCCTAAAGCAATATAGTTTCCATTTCTGTCAACTACAACCGCTTGTGGGTAACCCGCAGCAAGTAAATTAAATTCAGCATTTGCAGCAGCATCCATATTTTTAAGAACGATTGTTAACGTTTGAGTGTTAACTCTTGTTCCCGTATTTCTATCAGACACCATTGATTGTTCTAACGTATTGCCGTCTCCCTCTAACGGGTAAGCATAGGCAGCAGTTAAAGACGCATTCATTGCGGTAGCTTCTCCGTTTAAAACAGTAAAAGCATCTTCTAAGCTATTGTAAAGGTATAAGGTAGACTGACCGCCCAACCCATCTTTACACGCTTTAGAACGTCCGCTTGTTATCAAACAAGGCATATTTTTTGTTATTTAAAAGTTAGTAATATAAGGAGGTTTTTACGCCTCCCTATTAATTTATATCTGCTAATTATGCAGTAGTTGAAAGCAACCAAACGATTTCGTTCCCGTAAGAGTATCCTACTGCGCCACCAAATACTGATTTGTACAATACGTTTCCACTCAAATCAACCTCATCCATATCCTTAACACGGATAGAATCAGAATCGTTAGCTAAACCACAACCGAATGTAATGTTAGATTTTTCAAAGATAACTATAGTGTTATCCGGTAAACCATTTACAGTTTTAAGAGTGTAACGTCCGTAAACTAATCCCGTGTTAGCGTCTCCACCTAAACCATTAGATAATCCCGCAGCGATTAAAGACTGAGTATAAGCATCAGCAACATCCGGAGAGATTGCAACGTTTACGTCTTTTCTTCTTAGTGAGTAAGGCATTGCAGATACCGCAGATGCTAAAGCAGCTACAACATTAGACACCGAGATAGCTGCACCAATTGCAGTAATACCATTGTTAGCTTTGATTACATCACCATCAGCAGTAAATTGAGGGATTAATCCTTCCATTTGGTTAGCAGTTCCCGCTCCATTCCATATTTGATTCTCGAACCATTGTGCTAATTTAGCAGCAGTATCAGTTACGATAGCGTCAGAAATGTCAGAAGGTGTTTGGTCATTAAAAGCTGATGCTCCCATATCCTCACCACTCCAAGTTGGTCTAAAATCTTCTTTACAAATTTCGAATTCGTTTTTGAATTTCTTAAGTTCAAGAACTTTCTCAGAATAGTTAACTGCATCTGAAGCCGGTGTAGTACCACAAGAGTAATCTACAACACCTAAAGTTACATCTAAGTTTCTTAAGTTTAATTTGTACCCTACGTTAGGTACTACGTTGATTAACCCTAATCTTAGAGTGTCCTCTTCTTTAATTGCTTGAAGCATAATCTCTGTCGCTTTCTGCCCCGCATAGTTACTTGTAATTGCCATAATTTTAAATTTAAATTTAGTTTATTATTAATAATTTTTATTTATTCGCTTTTATTCTTGCCAAAATTCTTTGATGGCTTGTTAATTGTTGTGGTGTTGCTACTATAGAAGGTGTAGAATCTTGCTTAGATAAAGAAACAACCTCTTCTTTTAAATCTGCATTCATTCCAATTACCTCAGCTAATTTAGCATCTAATTCTGCACGTAATTCGTCCATCATTTTTTGCACAACTTCCATTGATACAGATTCAGAAACAACCTCTTCAGAAACAACCTCTTCTTCAGCTAATTCTTTTTCTTCAACAACTTCTTCAACAACTTCTTCTTCTTCTTCAACCTTACCTATAGACTCAACTAAACCATCTTTAACAACGATAGTTTCACTTGATTCGTCCAAAGTATATTCCCCATCAGCTAAAGCTACTTTCTCTTCATCTGACATTAAAAATACCGGAGTACCTACCTCTAAGGTTTCGCCTTCGAATTGGATATCTAACTCTCCACTCTTAGCACTTCCCATTTTAACCTCAACCACTTCTTCCGTAACTGTCTCTACTGTCTCAACAGATAAAACAAGTTCCTTAAGTTTAGTTAAGATACTTTTGTTCTCATTCATATTTATATTTGATTTTAAATTAAACTCCTTTACCTCTTCTAATTCAACCATAGCATCAATAGAGAATCCTTGTAGCTTACCGGTCTTAATATAGTCATTCCAAATCTGATCATTATCAACCTTCATAGAAACCATCCAAGAACCTTCCGGATATTCCATTCCAAAGGTAGCAGACTTATCAATCTTAGAATCAGCTATTAACCAACTCTCAACAAACGTAACACCTTCAATAGTAGAATCGTGCTCTAATTTAGAGTTAAGTTGAAATCCACTTTTGAAGAAATTATGTGAATATTCTTTTATTGTATCGGCTGAGAAATACATTTGATACTCATTCTCACCATCATTTCTGTATATCATTTGATTAGGCTGAAGAACTAAACCCATTAGGATTCTTTGCTCTTCGTTTACCTTTGCCAACTTGACAGTTACCTCTTCTTTAGACATCGCTATAAACGTTTCTTCGGTAGCCGGTTCATTTACTAAGCTAATAGCAAACACACCTTTTGAATTTTTCTTGAATTTACCTTCGAATGTTTTCATATAGTATTTATATTGTCATATCTATGACGTTAAACCTCTTGTTATTGTTATTTTTTTATGCCAATCTGTCACTAAACTCCCGCATTTGCCTCAATCTGTCTATCTAAAGACTGCTGACTTGTTACGTCTTGTGCAACTACGAACGCTCTAACGGGTGTTTCATTGGTATTTTGTATGCTGTTTTGTATTTGATTACCTTCTGTACCTTCAACTAAGTTAAAAGATGGTGCAGTAGGCGCTGATGGACGTGCAGTTTCATCACCTCCCGGCAATGGAGTAGATAATATAGTAGCTACATTAGCTAAACCCGATGCTATAATTGCTCCCCCCGTTATAAATCCCGCCGCTCCACCTTGTGCGAATGCTTTATTAGCACCTACAAAGGTGTCTATAATAGCTGACGCAACACCGGTAGCTTTACTTAATGCAGCATTCTCTTTATCTAACTCAGCTAATGCAGTTAAACCTCCACTAATAGCTGAAAGAGTATCCAACTTAGCATTCTTCTCAGCATCATCTAATTTTTTCTTTGCATCAGATGTTTTAGTTGCTTGTGCAATTTCTTCATCGCTTTTCTTTTTAGCTAAGTCTGATTCTTTTTTGTCATATAAATTATTAATCTCTAACAAAGCTTCACGCTTCTCTGTCTCCGTTCCTACTAAAGCTTCTAACTCAGCAGTCGCCCTTTCTCTTTCAAGTTGTAACTTCTCTTCTTCAGTCTCAGCGTCTAAATCTTCATTCTTATTTTTGTACTGCTCTTTTAGTTTATCAATATCATCAAGCCTCTTCTCTTCTTTTTTTAAATCATCATCAATCTTTTTTTGCTCTGCTGCTGCATCAGTTTCTTTTTGTTTTCTTGCCTCCTCATCCTCTTTCTTCTTTTGTGTTGCTGCCGCAGTATTTGTAGCTTGTATAGATTTAATTCTCGACTCTTCATCTCTGTCTGCCATTTCTTGCAACTTGGCAAACTTTGTTTTATTAGATGATGATACTTTTTCTAAATTTATTACTGCAATTCTTGCTGCTGCCTCAGCGTCTAAATCTTCAGCACCCGAATCAGATTGCTCGTTCTGTGCTTTTATAGCCGCTAATTTTTTCTGTGCTGCTGCTAATTCAGATTCTGTTTGTTTTGTTTCTGCTATCCTAACCTCATCAATAGCTTTTTTCTTTTCTTCATATGATGCGGTACTACTCTCTATAGTTTCTTTTGCTTTAATTAAATCTCTATCTAATTCTGCTCTCGAAACGCTTAACTGTCTCATTGTGTCAACCACTTGTTGAAGGTCTCTCTTAGCTTCTGCTGCTATTTTAAACTCAGCAGCTACTTCAGCACCGAATCCCGATATTGCTTTCTTACCCGTTTCCATAGCACCCTTAAAGTCTCCCGTAAAGAACTTAACTAATGCCTCACCAATAACAAGAACTCTATCTCTAACAACATCTATAGTCGCACTAATACCCGCCATTACTTGGTCAAATGCTTCACCTCCCGCTTTAGTAGATGTAAATGCTTTATATAAACTCGTTAAAGCAAGAGCAATAGCTGCAATCACAAGTCCAATAGGATTAGCAACAAGCAACCACATTTGCTTAATCAATGCTCTTACGCCACGTAACGCTCCACCGGTAGCCTTGTTCATTCCCTCAAATGCTGCTGCATTTCTTTGTGAGGATTTCTTAGCTGCATCTTGTGCTGATGTTGTTTTTTTTGTAGCCTTCTCTAAATTCTTTTGAGATGTAGACGTTTCATCTAAAGACTCATTTAGATTATCAACACTTTTAACCGCACTTGTAGAATCAACTACCATTCTTACTTCTACTTCTTTCATCTCTTAGCTTTTATTATTCGTTTAATTTTAGTTTTTGCATCACTCCAATTAGAAGCGATTTGATATTTGCCTTTTGCAACCTCTACGTTATCACCTCCACCAAAGAAATCATTAGAGCGTAACATATCAATTACTATTTTTATATTATTATTCTTCATATTACCCTTGATTAGTTTGTGTTATACACATTCCACCTTGTTCTTTAAATATTCTTTTACATCCCGTTATAGATAGATTAGATACTTTACCTATGAATATTCCATTTATATGATTAGGTTCATTTATCTGTACTAATCCTATATCATCAGCATCGAATCCCGCTGTGTGTGTTCCCGTGTAAGTACCATTCCCCGAATTCTTAACGTGAACGCCATTAGAAGAACCAAACCAAATTCCTACTTCCCCCGATACCCAATCAGATATAGTGTATTCAACTTCATAAGTACATCCTCCGACTACTGAATCAAAGCTTGACGTTTGGTCTAATCTTCTTCCCGCAATACCCGTACTCTCAGCAAATCCTCCGCCTACAATCCAACCATCTGTGTATCCATTAGGTATGTACCATTCTGAAGCATCTGCAAAGTCACCATTTCTAACTATATCACCTTGAACTATTGTCGGAGCAGTATCTGTAAAAGTCAAGTTAGTTGTACGTGAGAATTCACCTATAGGTATATTAGTCCAAGCATCTACATCTAATATTAATTGATTACGGGTTACGCTATCAGTTACAAAAGGAGTTCCACCACCAACTACTGAAGAAGTTATAGTGTAATTTTCTATATTAGGAATATTGAATCTGTATTGTCCACCTAAATTACTCGCTCTAAAACATTCAGTAGGTAATATAACATCGTTACTTTCAAACTTATCAAACCCATTAATCAATTCTAATTGCGTCAATCCCGTTAATAGGTTATATTTAAAGTTGTTAATTCTATAATCTAATTTATCTATAGTTATTATATCATTCAACTGTAACCTTGTTATAATCTGAATAGGTAATTTAGCTGATACCTTAAGAGTTCTTCTTTTTATATTAAAGATAGCTTGTATATAATTCTGATAGTGATTAGAATATAACGTATTATTTAAAGTGTCTGATGTATATGTACTTTGTTCTGATTCAAATAGCAAAGAGTAAGCGGGTGAATAAACCCCCGAATGTGTCATTGGTATCCATATATTTGTATCTAACTTTATTGTTGGACTCTGACTATATTTAATGTTATTTTTAGAAGCGCTAATATCAATCTTAGAAGCGTAGTGTAGATGTGGTGCAGTAAACACGGGTGCGTAGTTTATATCTATTACGTTTCCAATCTGAATATCGTTTAGGTTACCCGTAAAAGTGTCGGTTAGCCTTTCGTATACTATTGTTTCAAATGGAATATCTACAGTCAATGTACTTCCGTCAAATGGTTCTCCATTAGCGTCTTTAAGCTTTACCTTACTGTCTCCATATCCAACTCCATTATTATCTAAAAACTGAGTAGCTAATATAGTTGATGGTTCAACAAACTTAAAATCTAACTCACCTAATATCTCACCTCTCTCAACATCCCATTGAGCATAGTCAACATACCTTCCGATATCATATCTCTCTCCTTGTCTATAGAAAGCGTCTAAAGAATTAACATAAAAGTCTCCACCCTCTCTGCCTATCACAACAAGTTTAAACATTTGAATCAATCCTTTTATAAACTCAACCACTTCCATTTCCGGCATCAACCTACTTATTTCAACTTCAGACAAAGCATTAACGTTTGAACTCGTACTTGAATCCTCCATTGTTGAAAGTACTCCGTCATTAATTAAGCTTGATTCTAATGTTGCTGAATAATCAAAACTCTGTGAAGGAACTACTAAAAATGCTATGTCTCTACTTTCCGGTAAAGATATAGTAGTAGTCATAGTTATCGTGCTTGTGCTACCGGCTAATAACTGAAAAACTTGTTGGTGTATTATAACCCCCGAATCAACATCACGTATAGCTAATGTATATTGAATATCAACTAAAGATGAAACGGGTGTGAATGTTAAGTGAACAAACATCTCATCTGTAGTACTTCCGGGAGTAGGTACGTAAGTTGCTATGTCTGTGACTGTATTAATCCACGTACCATTAGTAGTGTTCCAATCTATTTTCTGAGTTCTATTTCCTAAAGCACCACCATCTAAATCGGGTGATAACCACATATATAATTCATCAAACTCTGTAGTGTCAAAGAAATCACGTGAGAATGTAATACCATACTTAGCTTCAATAGCGTTTATTATTTCTATAACCTTTAGTGATGGTCTAACATCTATATGTTGTAGTCCTATACCTCCACCACTTGAAGCGATATTTACAAGTGATGAATCGCCTACACTTGGATTAGAGTTATAGAACATTCCTTTCTGTGACATAAGAGGATAGATAATTGATTCATTAAATAATCCACTTACTAATCCTTCTTGTATTTTAGTTACTGAATATGGATGGTCAAATGCAGATAAGTCTAAATCTCTTAAAACATCCTTCCCTAATATCTGTTGTAACGATGCAGTCTCACCAAAGAAGTTAATCTGATATGAATCAGCCACTCCCTTAACCATTTTAACGCCACGTAAGAGCCATTTACCACTTTTGAATGGTACACCATCTATATCAATAGTACCACTAACACGAGTTCTCGCATCAAACCCTCCATCAATCGTAGCATTATACCAATGCTTAAAAACTTTATTGTTTCTTCTTGATGTTGGAACTGTAAAAGTCTTAGAATAATCACCGGTGTTCTTAGTTATGTCTTGTACATCTAATACAGATGATACTATTTCAACAGATTCGTCA